TAATAAATTTTGGTTGATATATGGTTTTGTATTTTAGAAAATAATTCTTTTTCAAAGAAGTTATCTACTATTTTTATAGTATCTATATTATCTTTTTTTATAGAAGAAGGATCTCTATCAGCATCAGATATTTTCATTTAGAACTTTCTAATTTTTTATTAAATTGAAATTTATTATCGCTTTCATATATATTAAAAATTAAACTATATCTGTTATTTTCATCTTCATATTTATCAAACCCATGTAATACTTCAGGAGGTAATAAGTAATAATCTCCAGGCTCTGGTGTAATTTTTAAATTTAATTCTGGTAAAATCAAATCACATCCTTTGGTTAAATACAAAATTCCATGCAAACAGGGATGTGTATGATATCCTAAACTATCGTTTTGTTTTATTTCATTACCCCAAGCATTGTTAATAAAATATTTTTCAAAGAAATATTCAAACAGATAAGGATGAGTTGTTTGATGTTTATTAATGAGGTAAGTCATAAAGTTAATGAAATTTTTTTTATCTAAAAAATAATTCCAATTAGTCATACCACCTTTTACATTAGTATAACTTTTCATGTTTGGATCTATATTATCTTTAATATCTAAAATAAAATTATGAATTATATCTGGGTAAGGATAGTGTCCGAATATTATATTAACTTTTCTAGAATAAGTTACAGATAAACTATTTTTATTTTCATTTAGTTTGTTACTTTTATTTATAAGAGTGATCACGGAAATAACATCCAAGAAGTCAAAATATATTTTTCTCCAGATATAGGTGGGTTGCCTCTGTGGACATAAGGAAAACCAGCAGGCCAAATAACAATCCTACCTGTTTCAGGTTTTACTCTAGCCGATTGATGTAAAAATTCTGTTTCGCCACCTTCCTCTACATCATTTAAATAAATAGTAAAAACTAAAGTTCTTGATGCATTATGGATACCTGCCATGTGTTCTATATGCCAAGTATGATATCCTTCTGTTGGTCTTGTTTTTTGAATTTTAAAAGTTGTATAAGCAAGGTTACCATAATGATCACCTGCTCCTGTATGGTCTAGATAATGCTGTAAGGCCATTTCGTAATTAACTTTTATGCCTTTTAAATCTTCCCACCATACATCTATGTTGTGGGGACCTGCAAACATTTGTAAATCTTTTTTTTCTGTTACTTTAGCTTTTTCAAAAACAGATCTGTTAAGTGTTCTATTAAATTTAGTTTCGTTTTCAAATAATTTAATAGCTTTATCACACTCTTGTTTAGTAATATAATTATCGTAGATACCAATAAAATTATCTATATTGACTTTTTTATCTTTTGCTTTTTCGATTGTATTCATGATATATAGCTTACTATATAATATGAAATTTGACATTACAAATTTAATTTTGCACAAACGTAATTTTTTATCTAAGAAAGAATGCGATTATCTAATAGATTATTACGAAAAAAATAAGGCCAGAAAGGGATTGGAACACTGCCCTGAAGCTACTACAGGTATTGATACAATGTCTAGCTTTGATGTTATTGATGTACAATATGGTGATAAGCAACATAAATTTGTTTCAAAAAAAATAGAAGAAATGATTAATCTGTATCATAAGCATACAGACAAATTTAATATGTTTCATGTGTTATGGAAAAAACAATTATTGTATTCACACAAATTGAGATTAATGAAGTATGAAAAAGGTGCTAAGATTCACCCACATACTGATCATGATCCTTATGTCTATGGCTCTTGTACATTTAATTTAAATGATGATTACGAAGGTGGTGAGTTTGGTTTTTTTAAAAACAAGAAAACAATCAAACTTAAAAGAGGAGATGCTTTGATTTGGCCTGCTGATTACTTCTGGGTACACGAAGTCAAACCTATAAAAAAAGGAGTTAGATATAGCACCAATTGTTTCTTACAATGTTTACCACAATCGATAGTACAAAACCTAAACACGTTTAGAGATGTCTTAGAAAAAAATTATAAATTTAATCCGAAAGATGGTTTAAAATATAAAGTTAGATCTACCAAGAAATGAAACTATTATACACAATCCCAAATAAGTTATGGTGGATAATCGATTTCTTAGATTATGAAATGTATAAAGGTATACATGATGCTATAATCAAGGAACGTGAACAGATAAATTTACATAGCGCAAAAGGTATTTGGGGCGACTCCTTAACAGATAATATTAATCCTCCCCTACGAACTGAGGTAAGTAATTATCAACCTTTTGACAAATTAAAGTTATTAGTAAGACATAACGCATTTTTTCAAATACCTAGTCTAGAACGAATGTCTACAATCATTCATTACATGAAGAAAGGATCTGGCATAAACTGGCATGATGATCGTGGTTGGGAGTATGGTGCAACATATTACATAAATCACAAGTGGCCTACACAATGGGGAGGTGAGTTTATGTTCGCTGATAAGGCAGCTCATGGGTTTATACCGGTTACCGGAAACTCATTAGTCATAGTTAAATCGCCATTAGATCACAAAGTAAATCCTGTATTAAGTCCTATTATGCCTAGAATATCAGTCCAGATATTTATGAAGTGAAATAAATGTGCTATAATTCCCTATGCCATTAACAAACGTAGTTATAAGACCTGGATTTAATAAGCAAGTCACTGATGTTGGAGCAGAGGGTCAGTGGGTTGATGGGGATAATGTAAGATTTAGATACGGGTTACCAGAAAAAATAGGTGGTTGGGAACAACTTACAGCCAATAGTCTTGTTGGAGCTGTAAGAGCACAACACGTTTATGCTGATTTAGATGGTAATATTTATGCAGTTTTAGGAACTACCAAAGCTTTGATAGTTTATTATGGTGAAGAGTTTTATGACATCACCCCATTAGGCACTGCAATTACAGGTGTAACCTTTACTACTGTCAACACATCGCCGACCGTTACAGTCAATAAAACAAATCATGGTTTAGCTGTAGGAGATTTATTTACTTTCACATCTGTGACCCCACCCTCAGGTGCTGGATATACCGCTGCTAATTTTACAGATAATACATTTCAAGTTGTTACAGTCCCTGATAATAATTCTTTTACAATCACCATGGCTACCAATGCCGGAACAAGTGTGTCTGCTAGTGGATCTGCAACTATCAACCCCTACGAAACCGTAGGTCCAACATCTTCTACAGGTGGATACGGATGGGGCACTTCTACATTTGGTGGTGCATCGGGAGTTACAAATACACTTAACGGATCACTTAATGATGACACTGCGGGTACAGGAGGATCTGGTACTAGCATTACTCTAACTTCCACAACAAGTTTTCCTACAAGTGGAGTTATAAAAGTTGGAGCTGAATTTATTTCATATACTGGCATATCATCAAATGATCTAACAGGCATAACTAGAGATGTTGCAGGTACTAGATCAGCGCATTCGAGTGGAGCTTCTGTAGAATTTTTCACAGCTTGGGGTGAGAGATCTTTAACAAGTAATGTAATACTTGACCCTGCAGGTTGGTCATTGGATAATTTTGGACAAGTGCTCATAGCTACAGTCAAAAATGGTAGAACTTTTTCTTGGGATCCAATAGCTTCTAACACTGCAGCTTTACAAACAAGAGCGACTGTTGTAACAAACGCACCTACAAAATCAGTGTTATCTATTGTGTCTGAAAGAGATCGACACTTAGTAATTTTAGGAACAGAGACAACAATTGGTACAGCTGGAACACAAGATAAAATGTTTGTAAGATTTTCTGATCAAGAGAATCTTACTGATTACACACCAACTTCTACTAACACTTCTGGAACTTTAAGATTAGATTCTGGAACAAGAATTATCGGTGCAGCAAAAGGTAAAGATTATATATTAATACTTACAGATACTTCAGCTTACATGATGCAATTCGTTGGTCCACCTTTTACTTTCTCACTAAGACAAGTCGGATCTAATTGTGGAGCTATAGGTCAAAATAGTATTAAGTATATTGATGGTGCAGTTTATTGGATGGGACAAGCTGGAGGCTTCTTTGTATTTGACGGGACTGTGAAAAGCTTACCTTGTTTAGTAGAGGATTTTGTATTTACAGATAAGGGAGATAATTTGGGTATTAATTATACAGATGGTGAATTAGTAAATGCAGGTCTTAATAATTTATATTCTGAAATAAATTGGTTCTATCCAAAAAAAGGATCAACAGAAGTTGATAGAGTTGTTACTTATAACTATGATGAAAACACTTGGACTACAGGTACGTTAGCAAGGACTACATGGTTTGACGCTACATTGTTTGATGTGCCTTATGCTACAGAATTTGATATCACTGGCACTCCTACATTTCCAACAATACAAGGTGTAACAGATGCAAACGGATCAAGTTTATATTATGCTCATGAAGTAGGTAATAACCAAGTAGATAATTTAGGTAACAAAACAGCCATACCTGCTTTTATTCAATCTGGGTCTTTTGATTTAGATGTAGAAGGTAATGGTCAATTCTTTATGTCCATGAGAAGGTTTGTGCCAGATTTTAAATTAATATCTGGTAATGCCAAGATAACGCTTAATCTGAAAGACTTTCCAACGGACACCGCAACATCATCACCATTAGGACCCTTTACAATAGATAGCAGCACAGATAAAGTAGATACAAGAGCAAGAACTAGATTTGCTAGTTTGAAAGTAGAAAACACATCAACAGATGAAAGTTGGAGATACGGAACTTTTAGAGCTGACATACAACCAGATGGACAAAGATAATGGACCCTATTGAAGAACAAATTCAACAACAGATAGCTGAGTTACAAGCACGAGAGAACTTTCAAAATTATCAACC